TTCTAGCTCATCTCTTACAAAATCCATTATAGGGTCAAATACTTCTCCTACTATATCAGAAGCATCTCCAGGCAATTTATTAATTAAGGTATCTATAACCTCCATATGGTCTATAACATCTTCTATAATATTGTTATCAGTATTCTGATTATCTTCTGTATTATCTTGGCTATTAAATATATCATTAGCATCTGATATATATTCATCTGTATATTTCAAGTCAGGTCTATAACCAATTAGTCTTTCATCTTGCATTAATAGCAACTCCTCTCTATTGTTTAGTCTTATACTTATATTATAAAAGCGACAGCATTAAAACCGTCGCTTATATATTACTGTATTTTATCTTCCAAAACCTCCACCGAAGGTTCCTCTTCCAAATCCACCTTTCATAGGACTTCTTGAACCCCAAGAAGGACCTCCGCCTCCATATCTAGGAGACCTATATGTTTCATCTACTTTAACCCATCTTTGCCTATCACCTGGCAGGTCTTCAAAGTCAGTGTTATTATAGAAGTCTACTATTCTATTATCAGCAGATGCTCTTGTTTCAGATTCTATCTTAGCAGCCATTCCTCCTATTTGTTTATGAGATATAACGAAATCAGAAGTTACTTCTGGCTCTTGTATCATTCCTGTTAAATCTTTAAACTCAAGAACCATTGCTAAATAAGCAAGTCCTAAAGCATCAACAAAGTGTTCGTTCTCTGATGTATATTTAGGAACACCAGACTCTGTCATCTTAACAACCTCGTAATCTGTTAATTGCTTAGCTAGTGTAGTAT